AGAGGACAAAACGGTACAACGGCTGCTAATTTCCCTGTTGGCTCAGTTGTCAACGTTCCTAATTTACCTGCCGTAACAGTATGGCCTACTCCAGACGGTGTACAAACGTACCAGTTTGTCTACTGGCGCATGCGTAGAACGCAAGACGCATCTCAGTACGGCAACAACGTCATGGATGTACCGTTCAGATTTATTCCTTGTATGGCAGCCGGGCTTGCTTATTATGTGGCGCTTAAAGTGCCAGACGGTATGCAGCGTTTGCCTATACTGAAGCAACAGTACGATGAGTTCTGGGAACTTGCCGCTTACGAAGATCACGAGAAGGCTGCCCTGCGCTTGGTGCCAAGGCAGATGTTCATAGGTGGAGGAATATGAACGATCAACTGTTTCTTGCATGGGCTGCAGGCTTTTTTGATGGTGAAGGCTGTGTCATGGTGGAAGTGTCCAAAGAAAAAAACTGTAAACACGGTTTTAGGACAAGTCTGCATACAACGGTTACACAAACTAGTTTGCCTTGCTTACAGCTTTATCTAGAAAAATTTGGCGGCAGCATTACTACTTCTGAGAATAAAACGCCAACAGGCAGAAGATGGGCAGTACAGTACAGATGGATAGCAAGAAATGAAGAGGCACTCGTTTTTTTAAAAGCAATAGAGCCTTACGTAATTGTTAAAAAAGAGCAGGTTGAAGCCGCGCTGAAGTACCCGCTTTACAATGAAACCGGTAAAAAGTATGGGGGTAGAAACCCTATGCCGGAAGAAGTAATGCAGGCTAGGTTGGCGTTAAGAACCATGCTACAAGACATTAGAGCGTCTATGAAAACGGAGGCTAAACCTGCAAAGGTGACAAATGGGTAACAGATTTTCTTCTGGTAAAAACAGCATTGCCGAATGTGACAGATGTGGATTTCAGTTTAAACTTAGAGAACTAAAAAAAGAAGTTATAAAAACTAAAATTTACGATCTGAAGGTCTGTCCTCAATGCTTTGATCCAGATCAACCGCAGTTACAATTGGGACTCTATCCTGTTGACGACCCACAAGGTGTAAGGGATCCAAGACCTGATACGACTTATATTACGTCTGGACTTAGCGGTTTGCAAGTACAACAGGGAAGCAGTTCCAGTATCTTACAAAACGGTGAGAATGAAGGTGGTAGTCGTATCATTCAATGGGGGTGGAACCCTGTGGGTGGTGCAAGTTTAGATGATGCAGGGCTTACGCCAAACAATTTGGCTTTGACCGTATCAATAGGGCAAGTTACAATCGCTACAACGTAGGAGTTGATCATGAAGCACGACGATATTAAAGAAGATAAAAAGCTGATCAAAAAGGCTTTTGGCATGCACGACAAACAGTTGCATGAGAACAAAAAAACAAACTTGGCTAAGCTTAAAAAGGGCGGAGTTACAGGCCAAGCCATGCGCGCAGTTGGTCGCAATATGGCACGTGCCAACAACCAAAGGGGCAAGTAATGGCTAAATTCAGCATGAAAAAGGGCGGCAAAGAAGTAGGTCCAGCTTCGTTATATGCGCAAGCACATAACATGAAAGGTAATGTTATTAATGGACAAGAGGCTGTTCATTATGCTACTGACCCAAATACAATGCGTGCAGACGAGTCTACTCCTGGGGGCATGCCCGCAAGACGCGTAAGTTTAGGCAACATTACAAATGGTCCTAAAAATACAGGTATTGAGACACGTGGTAACGGCGCAGCCACTAAAGGCAAAATCGCTAGGGGACCAATGGCGTGACCTATACTGAACTTGTAACTGCAATTCAGTCATACACGGAAAATCAATTTCCGACTGTATACCTTGCTGATGGAACGACAGAATCTAGCACATCGCAGATCAACCGTTTCATCGAGCAGGCTGAGCAACGCATTTACAACACGATTCAGTTCCCTAGTCTTCGCGCCAATAAGATTGGTACTTTGACAGCGGGCAATTCTTATTTGTCTTGCCCCAACGACTTCTTGTCTGTGTACTCGCTTGCTGTGATCAGCAGCGGGACTTATACATATTTAATTAACAAGGATGTCAACTTCATCCGTGAAGCGTTTGCCAGTACCAATTCCTCTTTCTATCAGCAACCCCAGTATTACGCACTCTTTGGTCCCCAGTACGGCAATGTTGCCGAACTGAGCTTTCTTCTTGGACCAACACCAGACCAGTCTTACGCGGTAGAGCTGCACTATTACTACTACCCACCCACAATCATACAAGGCTCAATTACCGCTTTGACACTCACAAACGGTGGGTCTGGATACACCAACGGTACATACTACGATGTACCCATCACAGGCGGTAACGGCAATTCAGCTACTGCAACCATCACGGTTGCGGGTGGTATCGTCACAGGTATTACACCAACAACAGGTGGAGCGTTGTACTCTGTTAATGATGTAGTTAGCGCATCCGGTGCTTACATTGGTACAGGCGGTTCTAACTTTACGGCTTCTGTCAGCGCCGTGTCTAACTCCACAGGCACAACGTGGCTTGGAGACAATTATGATTCTGTATTGTTGTATGGTTCTTTGGTCGAGGCTTACACGTTCATGAAGGGTGAAGCAGACATTATTGCGTTGTACAACGAAAAGTACAAAGAAGCGCTCATGGAAGCAAAACGTTTGGGCGATGGACTGGAGCGCCAAGATGCTTATCGTTCTGGTCAGTACCGTCAAAGGGTGACCTAATATGGCATTTACTGGCAACTGGGCTTGCGATGTATTTAAGACCGGGATGATGAACGGGGTGTACAACTTCACGTCCGGCAACTTCTACATTGCGCTCTACACCAACTCCGCAACCCTAAACCAAACCACACAGTCTTATACCAATGCTGGTGAGACATCAGGTTCTGGTTATACCGCAGGCGGTCAGTTGCTTGTGCTCAATCAGGTTCCAACAACAGGTTCAAGTGGAGATACAGCGTATGTGTCTTTTGCCAATGCTGTTTGGAACGGGTCGATTAGTGCACGCGGTGCACTCATTTACTTAAATAACGGTACGACAAACCCAGCAGTTTGTGTTTTAGATTTTGGTTCGTCCAAGACTTCTAACGCCACATTCACAGTTCAGTTTCCAGCCGCAACCAACACATCGGCTATTATTCGTATTTCTTAAGGAGTCAAAATGACTAACGAACTATCTAAATTTGGAGATCATGCAGTAGCTACGTTGCAAGCCAATGCAAAAGTTCCTGAAGGCATGGGCGTAGAAGGCTGGTATCACGTTGTCTGCCGCGACAAAGACGGTAACGTCAAATGGGAAGAAGAATTTCCTAATCTGGTGGTAGCAGTAGGAAAGCAGTTGATGCTTGATACGCTACTCAAAGGTTCTAGTTATTCTGTGACTGGACCCTACCTTGGTTTACTTAATGCAAGCATTACTGCTGCTGCAACAGACGTTATGAGCACCATCGTGCCATCCAAAGAGTTTGTCAATTACACAGTGGGCGGATCAGCGGTTCGTGGTACAGCAGTTTTTGCATCGTCTACATCAACAGGCTCTACACCATCTAACGTAACTTCTTCAACCGCAACGGCAGTTACCTACACAATCACGGGTGCGGGTGGTACAGTTTACGGATGCTTCTTAGTTCTTGGTTCAGGCGCTTCTAGCGCACAGAGCAACACAAGCGGAACTTTGTATTCAGAGGGTAACTTTGGTACAGCCAAGACTACTACTGCCGGGGACACTGTCAGCGTTACTTATTCAACTACTGCGACTTCTTAATTAAGGGGTATGTATGGCTTTCTTAATCAAGGACCGGGTATTAGAAACCTGTAGTTCTCCAGGCACAGGCGCAGTCACGCTCCTTGGTGCGGTTACTGGCTATCAATCTTTTAGTACTGCATTCAGTTCTACCAACGGAACCACGACCTATTACTGTATCGCCGATCAAGGCGGTGCGAACTGGGAGGTGGGACTGGGTACTTGGAATACAGGAAACACGCTAACTCGTACAACGGTCTACGCATCTAGCAACGCAGGTTCTACTGTTAACTTTGCGTCCGGTACACAAAACGTATTTTGTACATACCCTGCTGAGTACGCTATGTATTTGGGCGGACCAC